TTTGCCGGTATCCTTTAAGTCGCCGTCCTCGCTGGACAAGCGAAGATACATTGCTACTCTCACACAGCAGCCCTCCCTTCGATAAATTTCAGTAGTGCCATATATTCATCCCGATAACGCAGGCGAATATCAATGTTTCGGTCTGCATCCACATAGATGCGTTCCACAAGTGCCGACGCCATTTCTTTTGTCAGCTTGTCTGTTCCCATAAAAGAGCGGAACTCTGTGAGAAAACGGTTCTCTGCGGTATAAACCTTGCTTTCTTTCTGTTCCTGCTCTAAAGCGGCGATAAGCTGTTCGGCTTTTTCTGTTTCTGCCTTGTACCTTGCTTTGAGCGTAACATATTCCTGCTCGGTCATAAGCTGTTCCACATAGTTCTGATACAGGCTGTCATACAGAGATTGGCTGCGCTTCAGAGTGCGCCTTGCCGTTTCCAGTTTGGATGCCGCATCGGAACGCTGACGGCGGTATTCCGGTTCTGCGTTCAACCGCTTGATAACCTCCTGCAAATCAGCGGCAATCTGTATTTGAGACTGAATTGCCGTGAACAGAACCTCATTTAGTTCATCCTCTCGGATACTCACAAAGGAACAACGATTGGGGTCGTCTGCGTGACCGGGGCAGATATAGGTGTACCACAGCTTTTTGCCGTGGCTCACGTTCTTATATCGTACCAACGGTCTTTGGCAATTCGGACACCACACAAGCCCTTGCAGAATGTTTTCGCTATGTTTCAAATGAGCAAACTTGCCGAGGCGTTCGTGATACTCGCTCTTTCTCTGATTGGCGATTTGTTGTACCTTTTCAAAGGTCTCCTCGTCAATAATCGGTTCGTGGGTGTTACGGACGATAATCCAGTTGGCTTCGTCCACATAGGTCTGTCGCTTTCCTTCATAAAAGGATTGCTTTTTTCTGCCTTGAACCATATGACCTATGTAAACGGGATGTGCCAAAATGCTTTTGATAATCTGCGTATGCCACAGCACACCCTTGTATTTCTCCGTCTTGACTTCACCTGTTTCATAGAGATAAGCGGAGGGAGAAAGAATACCGGCATCGTTGAGTCTGCGGCCAATCTGTACCACGCTGATACCCTCGGAACGCCATTTGAAAATCTGACGGACGGTGGGAGCCGTTTCCTTATTGATAACAAGGTGGTGTTTATCATTAGGGCCTTTGCTGTACCCATACGGTGCCCATGCTCCGATGAACTCGCCACGCTGCTGTTTAACATGAAGTGCAGAAGCGGATTTCTTGGAGATGTCCTTGCTGTAAACCTCGTTGATGAGATTTTTCAGCGGAACAATATATCCATCCTGGGTTCTCTCTGCGGTCAGCGTATCGAAGTTATCGTTGACTGCAATGAAGCGAACGCCGAGGAATGGGAAGATTCGCTCCAGATAGTTTCCGGTCTCCTTGTAGTTACGACCGAAACGGGATAGGTCTTTGACGACGATGCAGTTCACACGACCCTTTCTGACTTCCTCCATCATCTTTTCAAACTGAGGACGGTCGAAGTCCGTGCCGGTTCGCCCGTTGTCACAGAACAGGGAAACAAGCTCCATATCCGATTTACTCTCGATAAAGGAAGTCAGCAGGGCTTTCTGTCCCTCAATGGTATCCGCACCGGGCTTGCCGCTGTCCTCTACGGATAGGCGAACGTAAGCGGCTGTCTTATATGCTTTCCTCGCAGGAGCAGAGGATTCCACTTCCTGCACAAGAGGATTTGTCTTTCGTTTTGTCCTTGCCATTTATACTACCTCCTGCAATCTGGCACTCCGAAGAATGTCAAGCTGCCAAGCAAATTCATCCTGCCAACGATAGATGATTTCCACCACATCGTTTGAATGAATCAGTATTTTATCTATCAGTGCGACCACAACGGCACGGTCAAGGGCTGTAAGTCCTTGCCTTTTGATGAACTCATTCATCCAGGCGTTTTCCGTTCCGTGGTTGTGTATATCTTCAAGCTGTCCTCTGAGAGCATCCATCTGCTTTTCGGCTTCATCGGCACGAGCCGTAAAGCTCGCTTTCAGCCGTGTATATTCCTCACGGTCGATGATGCCGTCCGTAAGATTTTCATACAGAGACATCAGCAGCTTTTGGAGCTTCTCATATTCCTCGTGTTTCTTGTCGAGTTGTCTCTGCACCTTTTGAGCCTGTGCAGTTCTCAGAGGTGCTGTGTCGGTAATCGTGAGCAATTCGCTCATATCCACGACTTCGCTGATATGCTGCTTCAAGCTGTCGAGCACGATTTCTTCCAAGGCGTTATCTCTGATGCGATGGGGCGAACAGCTCTTATCCTGCTTGTGTGCGGAGCAGACGTAATACACATATTTCTTTTCGCCTGCAGGAACGGTCTTACGAACCATACTGGCACCGCAATCGCCGCAGAAAATCATTCCGCTGAACAGACCGACCGCTTTGCCACCGGGACTGCGGCGGGTATCGCATTTCAGCACCTTTTGAACGCTGTCAAAATCAATCTTTGAGATAATCGCTTCGTGGCTGTCCTCTATGACGGTCCACTCACTTTCATCCTTGGTAACACGCTTGTGTACCTTATAGCTGGGCGTGGTCTCCTTGCCCTGGATAAGAACTCCGGTATAGATAGGGTTCTTCAGAACACGAATGACCGTACCTGCCGACCACAATGCTTTTGAATTGGTCTTAAAGGATGTGGTGAACTTCATCCCAAGGGAGCGTTTGTACTCCATCGGGGAAAGAACACCGAGCTTGTTCAGAGCGTCAGCGATGTCCTGTGGGCTGACACCCTCTAATTTCCACTTAAAAATGTCACGGACAATATCGGCGGCATACTGGTCAACCACCAGCTTGTTTTTGTTCTGCTCGTCTTTCAGATACCCGAAAGCGGCAAAGGAGCCGAGGAACTGTCCGTTCTTACGCTTGATTTCAAGCTGAGAACGAATCTTTACCGAAATATCACGGCAATAGGCTTCGTTTATGAGGTTTTTGAACGGAATGATAAGGTCGTCGGAGGCTTTCTTGTCTCCGAGGCTATCGTAATTGTCGTTGACGGCAATGAAACGAACACCGAGGAATGGGAATATCTTTTCGATATACTCACCGGCGTCCAGATAATTACGTCCAAAACGAGAGAGGTCTTTTACGATAATGCAGTCCGTTCGTCCTGCCTTAACGTCCTCAATCATCTTTTGGAAACTTGGTCTTTCAAAGGTTGAACCCGAAAAACCGTCGTCAACTCTCACCGCATACTCCCGAAATTCGGGTCTCTGCGATATGTAATCACGGAGCAGCTCACGCTGCCCGGTGATGCTGTTGGATTCCTCCTTATCGCCATCGTCACGGGACAGACGGAGATAAAGGGTGGCGTTCCAAATCTTATTTTGCGTATTCTGCATAATGGCACACTCCTTTTCTCTGTAATGAGCAAAACTACCGAGACGGAGCGTCGCTTTAGTCCTGCTTATATTTTACGGTTTCTGTCCCATTCTGTCGAGGATGTCAGCACTTGGAGCGAATGTACCCCGCAAGGCGTTCCTCCAAAGATACCTCTGTATCCGAGAAACCGACCTTTACGACATATTTGCCATGCTTATAACAGTAGGGATTTCCAATCTGGCGGATAAAATCAATGGCACGTTCCCGTTTGGGAAGTGCCGTGTTGACCTTCACATCCCGGATGTCCACCAGCGCATCACGGTCAACTGTGTTAAGGTCGATATTTTTCATATTTATAATAGATGAAGATTGCATACAACCCTCCTTTACGGTCTCGTTCATAACTATGTGAAAAATCAAGCCAAAATGCGTGTAATATCGGGCTGCTCCAGACCGAGGCTGATGCTTACCGCTTTGTTGATGCCCTGCATCTGAACCTCTGGTACTTTGCCGAGGTATTTCTTTACACGCACCTTGTCGATGGTGATAAGCTGTTCTGCAAGAACCACCGAGGGGCTGCTGAGATTTTCAATTCCCTCAATGAGAGAATGGGTCGGCTGCTTGGTTTTCTTCCAGTAACGGGAAGATATGGGAGCTACAATAAGGGTCGGTGCATAGTGATTGCCCACGTTATTTTGAAGCAACAGCACCGGACGACAGCCACCTTGCTCGGAGCCAATGTTCTTGCCGAGGTCAACGAGGTAAATATCACCACGGCGGTAAATCCAGTTTTCTTTCATAGGCTAAGTCCTTTCTACATTCCAAAAATGGATATGTAAAAGCGACCGCAATCAGCTTGCAGTCGCCACGGGGGGATATATTAGAATTTCATCGGGAGTTCGTTCTTGCCGGCGTTTTCGTTGTAAATGCAGAGCAGCGGAAACAGGTACTTTTTGTAGCCCGTCAGATTTACGCCAACAGCTCGTCCGTCTCTGTAGATTTTCAAGGGGTCAGTAGACCGGAGCTGAGTCACAAGCCTTTGGGGGCAATACTCGTCGTGGTAGCGGTCAACGAAGTAAGTGATAGCGATGATATTTTCCGTTCGGAAGGAATCGGGGTTGCCGTTCCACGCCGCTTTCAAAATCTTCATTGCCTCCATATAGCGTTCCTCCCCAATACGCTTACAGGCGTTGAACGCAGTTTTGATACAGCCGATGCGGTCAAGCCCACGGTTGTGGTCGAAATCGAGTGCAAGTCCGACGGAGAGATTTGCCATATAGAAAGCGGTGGCTTCGGAATCCTTACCGAAAATCTTTGCTCTCATACGAGCACCGGCAGTCAGCGGAGCAGAGACGCCGTTCTGCTGTGCAAAGAGCAGAGCTTCTTCCTGTTCGTCCATGCCGTAGTACACCTTGCACTTGATGGGAACGTCCTTATTGCCGGAGACGAGAATACGAGCACCGATGGTATGCTGTCCGTCAAAGACATAATATTTGCCGTCACGGTAGCTGACCTTGGGTTCGTTGGCGATACGTTCGTCAAACTTACCGGCGATTTCCTTGGCACGTGGAGAAACAAGTTCTCTTTGATAGGTCTCTCTGGGGCTGATGAGCTGAGAGGCAGGAATAATGATGGTTTTGTAGTTGTACTTATTTGTCTTAGTTGTCATAATGGAATCTCTCCTTTAAGTATTCGATTAAGATAGGCAAGCCCGTTCTGTGCGAGCTTATTGACTTTGGGATTATGCTTTTTTGCTAAGAAGTAATCCTTGTTGTGGCTGAGGCATACAGACCAACGGAAGAAAAAGGTGTCCAGAGCATCCTCTAATTCGTAGAGCATACTTTCCGGTGTTCCTCGGCAGGTTTCGCTCGGCAGCTCTGCGGCAATCTGCTCCAATGTCAGCAGATGCCTTTCGGGGAGAACCTTTCGTCTTTCCTCCGGTGGTTTTCGTAAGTCCTCAACCAATGCCGGTCGTTCCTCGTGGGTGGCTTTTGTAAGAGCCTCCACATCATCTTGTGTGGGTTTGATTTTGCCTGCAAAAATCCCTGAACGAATACCTGGGTCAATCTCATCGGCAATATCTACTGCCTTTGAAAATTTCTCGGCACGAAGAACCGAGTTCCTGCTGATACCGTATTCGTTTGCAATTCTGTCGCAGGTTTTTTCCGTGGGAATCAAGTTACCAACTTGGGAACTTGATTTCACTTCACTACTTTTTCGGTCGCCGCCATAGGATGCTTTTTCCGACTCGTAACGCTTACCGATTAAGTATTTTTTCTGCTGAAAGGTAAGGTTTCTACGTCCGAGCTGATTTTTGCAAATCCAGGCAAGAGCTTCGTAGCGGTCATTGAAGTCACGCTCACAGGTGGCAAATTTAAGGTGCGGATGTTTTTCCGCAATGCGGAAACGATTGTGTCCGTCGATGATTACCTCGCCCCACACGATGATGGGGCTGATGATAACGCCGTCAGCTAAAATGTTTTCTTCAAGCTGAATGAACTCATCGTCGGTAAGTGGTGGAATCCGGCTTTCAAATTCCGGGTCTATTCTTAATTGCATAGTGTCCTCCTTGCACGCTATGTACAGAAGCGAACCGCCGAAGCAGCTCGCTTCCTTGAATACATTCATTACCGTATTTATCTCATCCCCCGGTAGTGGGACTCACCAGACGACAGCTTGCGAAGCTGTTCCATAGGAATCGAACCTCCCCGCCTTCTTTGTGGCCGGGCTGCGAGTTACAGAAGTATCGTTAGCCCTGTGTCCGTCGTCGCCGGTTCGGTAGCAATCCGAATCTCGCAGGTTGCGGTGATATATCGCTCACCTCAGTAGAGGGTCGTGGCGCTCACCCTGCCGTAGCTCGTGGTACACAGGAACGTATCTGATGAGTGACTATTCAGTTGTCAAGGAACCGTTGCAAGAACGGGTTTAAGTAACATCGTTCGTTGCGGTGAAGGACTCAGAAAACTGTTCCTTCACCTATCGCCGTTTTGGGGGCGTTTTTTTAAGGTGTTTTTGGCTTATTGCAAAAATTTTTTGAAATTTTCTTTTGAGCTGCCTCGATTGAGTAGAAAACCGCAACCGGAGACACACCCTCTTTGTCTGCGATTTCTTCCAAAGTGTTTTCTTCAACGAAATACATCCATAATCTGCGGAACTGTACCTCCGTCAGCTTATCCTTCATCTGAACAACGAGTTCTTTTTCTTTGCGGCGTTTCTCCATACGCTCCTGGCGGCGAGCCACAGCAACATCGACCGCAGGCACGGCGAGAGCCGCCTCGGATAAATCATCCATTGAAAGCGTGTGATTGGACTCTCTATGGTCGAGGTTTTCTTCCTCGTGGAAGTTCTCGTCAGACCAAGCCTTGAACGCAAGAAAAGCATCCTCACTTGGAAAGTCCTCACGGGTAACACGGACAGTCTTTCCATCGGCGGTCGGGTAAACGATGGCATCCGGGTCTTTCTTGTTAAGGGCATAAATGCTTATTCTGTTAAATCTGCTGGACATATTGGTTCCTCCGTTTTTTGAATTTTTGATTTTGAGTGAAAGTCAAAAATCCAAGCGGAGGACCACGACAGCGGTGTACTGTACGGCGATAACGGGGATAAAACATAAAAAAACCTTTCCGCTGGCAGAAGCAGCAGAAAGGTAAAAAAAGAGCCGCATGATTGGTGGTCACAGTTCCCGTGCCGATAAAACAGAAATACAGGGGTACTTCTGTCTCATGCGGCTCTTGGGATGACTACACCAATCAGGCGGCTCCACAGCTCAGCTATGATTTATTCAATTTTTGATTCTTTTATTTGGACAAGTGATGACGAAGCCTTCTCATACTGAGAACATTGAAAACGGTTATTCTTCCGCATTTCTTACATTTGGCTTCCACATGACCTCTTGTATCCTCATACACGGTGATTGCGTTATGAAAGCAATATGGGCATTTTATGGTTCTTTCTTTTTGAGATGCGATTGCCATTCGTGCCCGGACGATTTTTTGCTGCATCTCCTGTGATGGTTCCTGGATTCGGATATTCTTTTTCATGCCCACACCTCCCAAGGCTCCTTGTATTCCGAGTAGGGCAGGTCTACTAAATATCCTAAGTGGCGCAGGCGGATTAAAAGGGCGGCTTTGGATACCCCGAATGTTTCGCACATCATGTTTACAATCATCTTGTCTCTTTGCAGAAGCCATCCCTCAAAATTCTGAATTGGGTTCATAGAGGCAAAACGCCACATGGCAAGTTCAACTTCCTCTTGCGGCATCAGAATAGCTGCACCGAGAACATTTGCTTGCCACTCATTCCAATCCTCGTTTGACTTCAAATCCCTCAACGAATATGTACGGCGTTCCGCATAGAGCTTTCTGCAAGCGGCTTTCGTATCCTCGGATTCAAGATGAAACAAGAGCTGGTGCGCACATTCGTGAGCTAATGTAAATCTGCGTTTACCACACAGCTTTCTCACATTACCCGGTGCTATAAAACTGCTGTCCAGAAGAACTTGATTCCTTTTCAATGGAATTGTTCGAGATACGCCGTTTTCCTCTATAGCGTACTCGGTATCTTCATACGAAGTCAGTCCGCACAGGCTTCCATCCGCAGACAATTTTTCAAAAGAGATTTTCAAGCGGAGATATTCGCTGGCAAACTGGTCAATCGGAGTTCCCTGCGGCATTGACCTTGCTTCGCTCGCTTTTTCGCCAAAGAAAAACAGATTAAAGTCTTTGATAACTGCTGCGGCAATTTCTTCGATTTTTGCGTGGGATAAAATCATCGGCAAGCCTCCTTTGCTTCTACAAACCATTTATCACCTTCATGAAACAGGTAGGACTCCTTTCCTCTAATCATGACGGTATAACGAATGCCACCACCGCCGACCTTCTTTGAAGCAGCACGGCATTTATACAACACCTGGTCAATCTGAAATATCAGACCGCCCTCCCATCGAATAAACCGAGGATGAAGGCTTCCCTCCTCGTCGATGTCAACATTGACCGACACATAAGCCTTTCGGCAACTAACACTAAGCATAATTGACCTCCGTTCACAAAAAAGTTAAACTTTTACACAAACAATCTTTCGTGTAAATATTGACACACGCAATTTCGCGTGGTATGATAATAGTACGAACAGTATTTCGTGTTCGTGAGTATATTTTAGCACGAACATACTTTCGTGTCAATAAGCGAGAACGAAAAAGTGTTCGTGTTCATAAAAAATTTAAGAAAGAGGTGCCTTATGCTTTTCAAAGAACGACTGAAAGAAAAAAGACATGAAGC